GCTCTTGGACGAACCCATATAACATTCCTATTACACCTGAAATCGTAGTTGATGCTATGGGGTTTCTATATCTAACAGATGGAGTTGTATTACCAGGATTACTGGTTACAGAACATAAGAAATATACACCAGGATTTCCCAAAGACATAGGAGTTGGAAATGTTAATGTTTTGAAACCAGTTGAACCCAAATCACCAGAGGTTAAACTACCCAAATAAACTATTTGGTCTTTTGGTTGAATACCACTACCATCTTGTAAAGTTTGGCAAGTATAAATACCGAACTCTGTGGTGTCGCTTGTTGATGTTATTGTTCCCACTCCTATTGTGATTGCGGAATACACAATATTTCCTCTATCATAAAATGCTAAAGATTGTAGCATATTTTGGGAACCAGCGGTAGCAGCATTACCAGCCCCAGTTGTTATTCCAACTCCATAGGAAGTGGATACTTGCTCTTGATAAGCCTGGACTACTGATGAACTACTTAATAAATCTTGTCTTGTTATTTTTGAAGTTGTTGTCTCTCCACTATTAACTATTACCAACAAATCTAAATCTGTTGCCGAAGTTTGTGATGGTAATTGAGGTATAGTTAAATTTCCCATATTTTAGATATTCCAAATTAAGTAATCACCAGATATGGTAATAATATTATCGCCTGATTGCGTTATTATATTGTAAGTTTCAACGGGAGGGGGGGTTGTCTGTGGAACATATCCACCAACACGAATAGGACGCAAAGTATCAAAGTCCGCTTTCCAACTATCTTTAGCTGCGAACACCTGCTTTTTTCTTTCCTCTATTGAAAGTTCTGGTTCAGTATCCACAAAATAGTCAAACTTACGCAGTTTTCCTATGTATCCCCAAGTATATTGTCTCTTACTTTTCATATATTTTTAATTGGCTAAAAGGGGGGTTTCCCCCCCTTATTTTTTGTTAATTTTTATTAACTGGTTACGATTGTAATACCAGACAATACATTAGCTAATGTATCATCCAACATCATCATCGGTGATTGTGAAAAGAATTGAAGGGTAATAGAGTATTGTGAAGAATCTCCAAAGGCGACCCCTGTCGCTGCTGTTCCAGCAGACAACCATCCTCCATCAAAGTCAGTTCCCAAGAACCATATATTACCATTATTATCTTCTACAAACGCAGTTAGTCCACGATTCTGTGCTAAAAGCTTAATTTGATTGCGAAGTTCAGTTTCCAATTTAGCGAAAACCAATACCAAATCTTGCTGATAAAACAGAGTTCCATTTTCAAGGGAGTTGTTGATAGTTTCTGTTAAAGAAGAACCACCATTTTTACCCAATTCAAACAGATACACAGAACCACTACCATCTACTTGTGAAATTTCACCAGAAGTTTCAGTATAACCTGTAATGTTTCCGCCAAGGTAAACAGCCTTTAATCCTCCAACTGAACTTAAGCAGGATAGATTCCACGCCGAGCTTACCTGACAGCTTGAATAATTACTCATAATTGTTTTATTTTTAGTTTAATTTTTAATATAAAAACTATTAATTTTTATATCGGTTTATGGTTTATTTTATGCTAAATTATTAGTCACGAAATTCTCTGGGAATGCGATGTTTGAAGCAAGGTTAAATTGTGCTTGTAATCTTACAACATTATTGTCTCTTGAATACCACATATCAATACGCTCTGTATCATCCAACAATCCAACACCGATTACCATCTGTGATGACTTACCTAAAACAATTCTGTTTGTTGAAGCGAGTCCATAAACTCCAACCACCCTGATTCGTGTTGCGGGATGGAAGGTGATGAACTCTGTTCCTGCTTGAGTAGCGTCTCCATAAGGAGCGTAAAAATTACTCTGACGCAAATTAACAACATAGTTGTTATAGTTCGCTGGGGACATAAATACAACTAGGTCGTCATCCTCACGAATAGCATCAGGACAAGCTGCGATTACCTCATCAACACAAGTCAACATTGTAGTTGAAGAAGGAGCTGTAGGACTTACAACATAGTTTACACCAGTAGTACCAGTTGCGATTGTGTAATAGAAACCATCAAAGTTGTCTCCACCACCAATAGAAGCTTTCCATACTTTTGTTTCAACAAATTTTTGGATTTCTTTTGCTTTCAAATCCACAATCATTTGTGAAAATGGGAGTTCTTCGTTTGAAGCTGGGTTGTTTAAGAACATACCTGCCCAGTAATCTCTTAAAGATGTAGGACATAATTGTTCCTGGTATTGATACAAGTGAGTTGATAGATTTCTCTGTGTCCAAGTAGTAGCACTTAAGTTTGCGTCTGTATCAAATCCGCATCCGCCAGTTCCAATATTAATACTTGAAGATAAAAGGTTGATTGATTGAGTTCCTTTAACACCAGCCTGGATATAACAAATATCAGCGGTAGTTCCTTTAACGATTGACTCTTGAAGAACTAATCCACCTACTTCATCTGTGTAGGTGCCAAGGGTGCTCAAATCAAATGAAAAGTTATGCTTTTTCATAGTTTTGTTATTGTTTTTTTAATTTATTTATTTCTTAATGCTGCCAATCTTTCCAATTTAGAAAATTTCTCTTGCTCCATATAAGCGATGTATCCTTTTCTATCATAGATTTTTTCAGCTGCGGGTTCTTTACTGAATTTTTGGAATTTATCAGTAAGGTTTTTGTTATGCTCTTTTAGAGCTTTGATTTCACTCTGTAAAGATTCCAAAGCGGAAGCAAAAGCTTCCATAACTTCTTCTACTTTAACATCTTCTTTTGGAGTAATACTAATAATCACTCCGTCCTTTGTTTCTATCATTAAACCACCATCAGTTTCGTGAATAGCGTCTGGTGCGGGTTGTCTTCCTTCTTCTGTCTTGATAAATAACTCATCCCCAACCTTGAACTCATCACTATCATTTTCAATAATAGTTCCGTCAATCAAAGTTGCTTCTGCCATAGATTCCAAAGAACCTGAACCACTTTGGTCGGGGTATTTAACCCCAGTGATAGTTCCTTCAGCATCCACTACCAATACAATTCCAGAATCCGTTGTATGTTCCCCTTCGGGAGCCAAGACCTTGTTTCCAGCTTCATCCACAACATAGAGTTTCTTACCTACTTCAAAAGTTCCTTCATCAGTCATCACTTTCGTTCCGTCTGTTAAAGTTGCCTCATCCATATCAACCCCTTCGGTAATATCTTCTTGAACGCTGGCATCATCCATAACGGGTAAATCTAATGTTGAAATCAACCCCTCTAATACTGAAACTTTTGTGCCATCTTCTAAAAGAATATCACCATCTTGTGCTGGTAATTCCCCTTCTGGTGTAATAATATAAACAGATGAACCTACTGCTAATTCTTCAATTCTAAATTCCACACCATCAACATTTTTATAAATTGCGAAACTCTGTTTTGAAAAAATAGCTTTAATTTTGTTAATAATTTCTTGTCTATTCATTTGTTTTTTGTTTATTGTTTTTTTTATCTAAATAATAAGTTTTCTGAAAACCAACCTTCAACTGAATATCCGTTCAGAACACCTTTCTTTATCTTTTCCCAAACAACTGGGTTTTTTACTTTTGATGTTATAACCCAAGTGCCTTTTGGATAAGACAAACCAAGTGCTGCTGATTTGTCTCTATCAGGGTCTTCAACAATCCAACTTTCTTTAACATAAGTATCTGCTTTTTGACTACCTATATGTTCAATATTAGTTGAATCTAATAACTTTGATTCCATAAATTTCTCGGCAAGATTTCGTATTGTTTGTTCTGTAAAGAATACATAGTAAAACTGACCTTGTCCGAAAGGACTTTCTTCCCTTCTTAATATTAATTTATTAGGAATCATAGCGGCTCCAGTTATTTCCATTTTATCTTCATTTGTGGAAAATAACATTTTTGTATTGTCTATTGGAATACAACTATTTCCATCAGATACATACCCGTCCTTACAAGAACAATCAGAAAAATTAGATTTTGAAAAATTCACACCAACACTACCTAATTCCTTGATTACATCTTCATTATTATCATAGTGTCTAACAATTCCTAATTCTTTTACTTTTTCAACCTTTTTGGTATTAGAACCAGTAGCATATATCCTACTTTTTGGTATTCCCAATTCTTCTGCTCTTGTAGTCATATCACTATCGTCTTGAGCTGCCGATATAATGTATAAAATTGAACCGCTTTCAATTTCTTTTTTGGCTAATTCCATACCTTTATCAGTATTCAAAGTATCGTGATAATCAAATGATACTTTTTCACCTTCACTCATATCTTCAGCAGAACAAGGCATCCATCCTTCAGTCCCGTCATTTAGAATATGTTTGTGTGAACCCTCACAACCGATTATTGATGCGAATATGTTGGCATCTTCTTCACTTGAAAAAACGGGTATATCGTCAATCACCGATACTAAAGAAAAATCCTGCGAAAAACCGCCAACTCTGGGTTCACCTGGATGCCATTGAGTGCTTGGACTACCATTAGCCCTTGTCCCCCTACTTGCTGATGCTATTGTATCTGTGGTTCTTGTATCATATAACACACCAGTTTCTTCTGATACAATCTGTCTTCTATTAGCAGTTGATTTGTTGATTAACTTACCACCCTCAACTTTGGGTAAGAATGTAAGTTTCTTGAACTTATGTCTACAATTATATGAACCCCTCCAATTAAGAACTGAATAACCACCAGGCCCAACTGGGTTTAAGTCAGATAAAAGCAATAAATCACTCTCGGTGTATAATCTATTAGCACGGAGCATTTCCTTACAGAATACTCTACCAGCGGGACTGGGTCCAGAATACGCATATCTAACACGGGGATTGTATTCATTTTCACCAGCAGGGTTTGGTTCTGATGAATAGAATAACTCGGGAGTTGGTAAGGCATCTTCAATCTTGTAAAGGAAATAACCATCCTCATCCATCTGTTCAAAAGATTCACCTAATTGGGATATGGCAAACGCCAGTTCACTCATCTGTTCCTCATCCAAAACCTCATAGATTTGTTTGGGAGTTTCATCAGATTTGAACCAAAAGAAGTTTGATTCGTGAGCGGGTCTTTCTACCAAAGCTATAGCTTCAATGAACCCTTCAACATCGTCAATGGTTAGTTCAACAATTTTCACCTTATACTTTAATATAAATAGTTTGATTTTATACCATTTTTAAGACATTAGAGGACACTTCTACTCCTCACCTGTCTATCCAGTTGGCTTTGGGTGTAAACATCGTTGGCAACCACATAGGCTTTTGTGGGAGCTCCCGATTGTAAGTTTATCAAATCGTTTAATAATGCGGTTTGGGGGGATACTTGAGTTTGACTACTTGTTAGTCCACCATACTGAAAACTTTTACCACCCCCAAGTTGATTGATTGTTGATAAAAGTGGTGCGAACATCCTTGTAGATTTTGCGTTGATTACACTTTCACCATTACTCAACATAGCAGGTATGTTGTCCATTGTATCACTACCAACACCTCCAATAATACCTCCTTCAGCTGCTTTAACAGGTTCAACCTTAACAATCTGCGCCACTCTGGCTAAACCTTGAGCTATAGCTATTCCCGCTGCGATGGCAGCCCTTACGGGAGCGTCTGGTGTTGGAATGGTAAGTTGTGATGCGTATGCCGCTTGAGCCGCTTGGTATGTTGATATTGTTGTAGAGGCAACTGCCAAAGCTTTACCCAAATCACTTTCTTGACCCGCTAGTGAAGATAATGTATCAAATGCGGATACAGCCAATTTCATTCTTTCTTGCTCTGCCGCTGCTTCTTGGTCTGAAATCTTTTTTCTAAAGTCAGAAACTTTTTGAGCTAATCCTGTTAATTTATTAGTTTTTTCATTTTCAAGGTTTACAATTTGAGCGTCAAGTTGGATTTTTCTATTGACCTCATAATTATCAAAATAATCTCTGATTTCTTTTTGTCTAACCTGGAAAGTTCCTTCAGCTTCAAGAATTTGTTTTGCTGCTTCCTCTCTTGTTATTACACCCTCTCTTGCCTTTAACCTTATATCCTTGAGCTCCTTATCACGCACTTGTTCAGCCTCTTCATTTTGAAATTTTCTTTCAGCCTCTCTTTGTTCTCCTAATTGTATATCTTCAGCGTAGGCTTGTTTAGCTTGGAATATTAAAGTATCATAATAGTTTTTGTAAGCCTGTTCTACTGCTTTTAGATTTTTGCTGGTTCTTTGTTCAAATTCAGCTATGAACTTTTCTCTTCCATTATTAACATCATATTCCGCTGAAATTATCTCGTCAAATAGTTGTAATTGTTGAAATGCCGTATCTTCTGCTAATTTAACTACCGAATCTGAATACACAATTTCTTCCGCTATTAATTTAGCTCTAAATTCTTTCAAAATGGTAAGGGACTTCAAATAAGATTCTGTTTCTATCTGTTGTCTTTTAACTGCGGTATTAGCTTCAATTAATAATGTTAATTCTTGCTTTTTGGTATTTGATATTTTTAGGTCATTTAATTGTTCTAATAATTTAGTTCTATTTAATTCAACTTCTTTTTTTGCTCTTTTAATAGCATCTGTTTCATTGTCTAATCGTAGTTGAGTTTCAAAATCAAATGCCGCTTTGAGTTCAGCCTTTCTTTTGTCGGCAGCTGCTTTTTGTTCCGCTCTTTCCTTGTCCCTTAACGCTTTTTGTTGGTCAAATAGTTCCTTCTGTTTTTGAAGTGATGCCAGTTGAGCATTCTGTAAAGCGACATACGCAGCCGCTTCTTCATCCAACGCCTCCTTACTTGAATCCGACAATGCGTTTTGAGCCTTGATGGCTTCATATCTTCTTTGAGCCAATATCTCTTCCTGCTTGGCTAAAGAAATCTCTGCTTGACGGACTTCCTCAAGTGCCTTTTGTCTTTCACCTATAGATTTGGTTTCATCATTGATTACCAATTTAGCTTCTGCTATTTTTTTGTTTTGTTCCGCTCTTGTTTTGTTCAGTTCACGAGTAGCATCTTCAACCGCTTGTAGTTCAGCCTTTAATGCCGCAGCCGCTTTGAACTCCTTTTCAATCTCATCACCAACACCCGTAAATGCTGATTTCAAATCACTAAAGAATCCACTGAAATCTAATGTGAATAACTTTTTAATAGCCCCCGCTAATACCAAAAATCTATCACGAAGAACATCCACAACCGCACCAATACCAGCAAACACTTGCTCCATTTTTTCAGCACCAGCCTTGGTTGAAGTAAATGCTTTATACAACAAGGTAAGAGCAGCGGCGATGGCGGCTAATACCAATCCAACTGGGTTCGCTATGAGTGCCTTAAACGCTGTCCCCAATCCTTTAATCCCCTGAACTACTTGTCCTACGGGGCCTGGTATTCCACCCAAAGTATCGCCCAAACTCTTTTGGGTTTCCTTCATCTTTTCCGCTTTTTCAGTAGCGTCAGAAATGGTGTTTTCTGTTTTCTGTATTTCCTCATTTAACTGATTCCATTTTTCACTACCGAAATCAGCACTTTCTAATTCTTTTTTAAGTGAAGATAAACTACTATTTAAGTCCTGGAAGTTTTTGGCGGTTTTTTCAACCACATTTCCACTTTCATCTACAACTTTGACCTTAAATACAAATTCTTTTTCTGCCATATTTTATAATATAATTTTTAACATCCTCCACCTATTACACAGATGCTTGATATTGGGGATGCGTCATAAATAACACCTCCGTATTGATATGTTCCGTTGTATAGGGTAGTTCTCGCACAATCAGTATACAAGTTCTCACCCACATCACTCGGAAGAACTCCTGGAGCCGCATATACCACAACTGGAACTGGATTATCACAACAACACAATCCTTCACAACAAGGTGAAGAACACTCATAGATGATTTCAGGTAAACAATCTGGTGTTGGCGTAGGGGTGGGAGTGCTACTTGGTGATACTACTGGTGTTGATGTTGGCGTGCTTGTTGGCGTAGGTGTTGGATTAGGTTCATCATTACAACTATCACAATCAATATAAGACGATACAATCAAGTTATTTGATGTAATGTATGTTGGGTATTTAACCACATAACAGAAGTATCCCAGACCAGAAATATACACCTTCACAACTGAACCAATTACTACGGGTGATGGTGAGTATGCGATGGTCTGTGAAGCTAATCCACATCTTTCAACAATGTAGTAGTAATTCGTATCGTGAGCACTTGGAGTTGGCGTAGGAGTGACTGGTGTTAAACTTGGGGTGACTGGTATTACTGGAGGGTCTTGGTATATTGTGTTCTGTGTAATCTTAACATCACAACTACAAGTGGTATAGATATTTGGAATATAGGAAGTTCCCGAATAAGTGGTTTCAATTTTTTGGTAAGTATATGCGGAATTATATTCCCCCCTTCTTACTTCATAACAATTTCCATCTATTAAATAATAGTTTCCTAAATAGTTCCAAATACCAAAGGTTAAGTCCGTATTTGTGTGTAAATCTGGATACGCTCCACAAGCTATTAGGTCATAATAAGCGGTGGGGTGTGGATTATAACTTCTTGTGAGTTTAACAAGTTGAACCTTTACGGGTTGTGTTGTTGTTGGGTCATAACCTTCTATTTTATTAATTCTAAAATAGGTATTATCAATAAAGATTTTTTCCCTAAAATCTAACGATGCTATTTCTTGTGGAGTTAGGTAAATATAACCATCCCAAATTCTACTATCGGGACTATTTAAGTCCTCTACATAATCCGAATAATAATCAGAATATAAATCATCGTAATTCGCAAAATAATATTCGGGTAAATCAAACTTACTTGTTCTATTAAAGTTCGTGTAGTGTGAAAATCCACTCACAGCGTAGGGGTAAGTTGTGAACCTATTATTCACAGGGAATATATCAATCGGTTGAGTATCTAAATACCAGGTTGTTCCAATTATACTGGTTCCCGTAAGTGAACCACAATTTCCATTATTAATAATATTACAGCCACCTGGCACTTCTAAACTACCTTGGCAATAACAGAAAAACGCAGAATTAAATGCTGATATGTTAATACCTTGTGGATTATTATAACAATCAATATAAGTAATATACGCAGAATACGGATTTGTGTTTTCTACCTCAACATCCAAACAAACACAATCGGGTTGATAGGGGACTTCTGTTCCACTATTGGCACCTGGTAAGTTAGTTCCCCTAAATAATATTCTTGGTATTATTTCATAGGGGTTAAAGTATTGTTTTGTAATACCATTATCGTCTTCTTCAGTTGTTATAAAATAATAAGGTAAGGTAATAGTTGGATTCGCTATATTGGATAGGGTATAATCCACTTGTGTGGATAAACCAGTATCAAAAGATATGATACTATCTTTATAATCAGTATCAAGTTGGTGTATTAGTTCACCGAATATCTTGTTTGTTGTTTTGTTGTATTGGTCATTACCAAAATCTTTATCCAACTTGTATTTGAAGTTCAAACTACCATTAAAGATGATTGAGGTGGGGCTGATTTGTATGGGTTGACTTCTATCCACTTTTCTTGTCCAATCAAGGACACTACCAGTTCCCACATAATCCACCATAGGCTCCACCAGAAGAGTTCTTGTCTTCTCTGTGGACGGAACTACCACAAGGTTGAATAAAGTGTTAATAGAACGGATAAAATCAATCTGCTTGAATGTATCTGTTGGAAACTCCAAGGCGTAATCAAGATTTCCTGATATGGATTTTGGAGCCAACAATAACTCAAGGGTGAACTCGGTAATAACCAAACTACCCAAACCACTATTGATGAAGTCAAAAGAATAGTTATAAATAGGATTACCGAAAAAGGATATTTCACCCCCCGTGCTTACACCAGCACCAGGAGGTAATGTATAGTCCGCACTATTGGCTAAAGTTCTACCAGTTGTTCCATCTACACCACTTTCAATCTGATGAAAATACAACTTAAAATATGTGGATAAATCAACGGACTCTGGCACTCGTTCGCTGTTGTATCCTTTGAGCGTCCACTTGAGTTTATAATTACCGATTGCTGGCAAGTTCATAGTCCAATCACTCAAACTATTTATCCCCGCATTATCCACAATAGTAGTGGGGGTTAATCTAATTCTTTGATAGGTTCCAGTCAGTCCCGTATAAACCAAATCAGTCCAAGTAAATCCACTTGTATCCCCCGAAGCTGATGTTTGATATTCTGGAAAAATACCCTGATTTAGATACAGACCTTCAGAGTTAAATGATTGTGGTAAGTAGTATCTTTTGAAATACGCAGTATCCATAAAATTACTTTCAATTTCATAACCAGCGTCTTTGAATATTTGGTAATACAACTCTCTAATCTGAACGCAAGGTTTGAAATAGTAGTAATGAACGGGAGTTCCAATATAGTCAAAATAACCAGCCGTATTTCCGTCAAAGAAATCAATTTGAGGGGTTGAGTTAATATTCAGTTGGTCATTGTCGTCATACTCATATCCGTAATTAGCCAATAACCAATATGTCCTACCATCCTGGTATGAATAGGTTGTGCCAGTTGGGGGAACCAGGTCAGGGTCTTTTAACGCATCCAAAATAACTTGGGGAGTATTGAACGGATGACTTAAATCTGATAAGTCCAACTGACGCATAAACTTATCCCCAATATTCGCTATTAAATTACCGAACTCTGAATAGAAAGTTAAATTATAAATTATATTTGTGTTTTCAATATTTACGAAATTAAGCCTCAAATAACCAGTCATCAAATCCCAACCATCATAGGTAATAATAGCGTCCATTTTTTTTCTAACATCATAGTCCGTATATGTTGAATTAATGTTGAAGAAATATTGAAAAATCTGGTTATTTATTTTTGAACCAGGAACATAAAAGGTATTAGAATAAGTGGAGTTTCTTAATGTAATATTTTGTATTTCAGCGAAAGACAAATTTAGCTTCAAATCAATATCGTCAAATACATCAATATTGTAAGTTGTGCCAGATATGGTGGTTCTTAATCCTATCATAGTGAGTTATTGTAATCTTCAAGTGTATTATATTCAAAACTCAAGCTATACTGATATAACTTGTTGTATTGGTTTTTGTATTCCGATACACTACTGGTTGTAATGGTAATCGGGAATGGGAAAAACGCTGGTGTTTGATTTTTCTTGGTTATTGGTGTTAATAAAAATACATAAGGGGATAAAAAGAAATCCCTAAAAATTGGAACATCATTTTCATCAACATAGATACTCTGTGCGTCCACTATGACTTTGGTAGTCATATCGTAGGGGACATTAGCCATCTCCCAAGGCGATTGTTGATAAAGTGTTCTGTCTTTAATTCCGTTTTGTTTGAATGTCTTTTTGGAACTTGAATAAGAGCGGATGTTTTTCTGTCCAAAGGTTATTGTATCCCAAGTGCCAACAGAGTTAAGAAATACAAAATGTAGAGCCTGTCCCGTTTCAAAACAACTTGAATCGTATAAGTCAAACTTGAGTATTTCAGATAGTCCATAACTATCCCAATCCTCTTTATCTACTTCTTGGACACTTAAATAATAAGCAACAGATTCAACATCACTAAATCTAATATCATCATCAATTAATCTAACAAATGATAGTATTTTTTCACCTAAATTTTGATGTTCAGTAAAGTCAGTTCCCCCCGTGAATTTGTAGGGGTTAATTATTGTATCTCTGATTGATAGAACACTCTTGGTTTCACCCGTGAGCTCAACCACACAATCCACACCATAAGTGGTTTCAGGTAAAGTCCTTCCGTTAAACCAATTCAGTATAATCGGACAATCACGATGGTGGTTTCTTCTGTGTTGGAATACCTCATATCCGTTTGATATGTTTACACCACTCAAAGTATATCCACCATATTCTTTACCTTTGATGGTAAGGAACTGATTTGTTGAATATCCGTTTGGACTTAATGTGGGGTCTTTGGTAAGTCCCAAAGCATAGGTGTATACTTCTTCCCAATTTTGTAGATTTCCTTTCGTAGAATCAAAATAAAGGGTATTCACAACATTCTTGGTGCCAGGCCACAATAGAGTTGTTTCAGAAGTGCCACAACCTTCCCTACACCAATAGTCAATAAAGTTCCAACCTTCAACCTCACCACCATCAATATTCCATTGGTATTTCTGTCCACAACCAGTTTGATTTGAAAAGACATACAGAATATCGTTTTTGGATGGTTCTGTTGTTGCTGAATAAGAGTCAGCGTTGTTGCTTGATGAACCCGATGTAACTAGAGTCCCTGTTGATGTGGTGTGGATATATCCCCCACCCTGCTCAAAGTAAAGATATGAACCATAGGCGTCCTGGATGTCGTTCATATTGTTCCAAAGAACCTGGTTAGGACAGCCTGGATATGAAGCGGATACGCAGTTTACAGAATAGTCCCCATCATAACCATAGGTATAAGGAGCGGGTAGATTTTGAACCAACGCACCCCCATAATAATACTCCTCACCAAAGGACAATCCGTATTCACCAATATGTCTTGGTATATCAAAATAGGATGGGTCTGGACATTCATTATATCTGTGTATTTCATATCCATTACCGATGTTGAATTTATTACCATCAATACTTATTGGGATTGACTTAACCCAACTCTCTGTTGAAGCAGACCATATAGATAGATTACCCGAAATCTGTGGACTTGGGTAAATGTGGCTCCATACTATTTCTTTAATATTTGTAATCGCATTTCCGTATGAATTGGGGGATATTCTTAATCTACCAATACGAGTGGGACTTGCTGATTCAAGTGGGTCAATATAAATGTCCACAATATACTTGTAATCTGTATAAGTTTGACTATACGGATTGTTGAAGTTCCAAATATGCTCGGAATTTGTTGGTTGAGTATAAAATGGTTGTTGATTTATTATTGTTTTTATGCTCATAATGTTATTGTTAATTCTTTATTAAAATCTATATCTTTTTCAAACAACTTATTGTCTATAATATTAGATATGGCTTCCTCAAAATCTTCACCCAATTCTTCAACCCCTCTGGTCAACATTTCCTCAATGGCAATGTCCATAAAATAAGTAGGTTTGATTCCAAACTTTTGGATATTCTTTGATATACCAAAAGCCATACTCTTGGCTTCTTTATCGTTTAATCCCAATCTAAAGGCTGCCCAATATTGTAGGGGTTTTATTGGAACAAACTTACCTGGCTCTCTACCGAAGTTTACATTTCTCCAATAACTATTCATAACAATTTCTAATTCCTGGTTTTGGTTGATTTCATAGTCCACACTATCATAGAGGTTCTGTTGAAATCCAAATCCAACACCAGCAACTTTGTTTCCTACTCCAGTTAAGTTTCGTCCCTTGTATTCTCCCTTTCTTCCAGAGGTATATGCTGAACCATCATAACCAGGTGCGTAAGGATAGTCATTCCTAATTAAAGTTTCACGGATTATACTGACGAATAATTCCCCAAATCTGTTTAGAAATACTAACTCCTCCTCCATCTTATTTCCACTCCTTAAATGGAGCAATACATCTGTTTAATGGTGAATCCACAACCACTTGGAGTTGTAAGTTCCAACCCACCAATAAGTCCTCATAAGCCTCACTAAAGGGTGTTATAGATGTTGGTAAGTTGATGTAGTATTTGGATTCATAGTCCCCTTGTGCTGCCAATACAGAATACTTGAATTGTGCCAATACATCTTCAGCCATCTGTAATGTATCACTCCACAAATCAACCTCAATATCATAGTTGTTTCTGTTGGTAATATCACAAATGATTACAGAAAAATTATAGGTGATTAAACCAGCGTCCCTTGAAACCAAACTTGGAACAACATACATCAAAGGATATACGGGTGCCTGGTTTGTGTTGGTAGGTGTGTTGTCTTGTGGGGGGTCAATATTGTCTTTACCCAATCTATCTTGGGTTAGAAATATTAGTTGTCTAATGTCCCCAACTCCAAACGAGTTTATCTGTTTGTGATGTCTTTCAATCTGTTTGAAATCCTCAATTATATTCTTAAAATTATAATAATCCGCCATTTAACTTTTCATTAGTTTTTTCATTTCTTTATCCCTTTCTTTATTGAGTTCCTTAATGTATGTAAGAAAGTTAAAAACATAGAAGAGGGGGTATTTTGTGATTTCATCCAATTTGGTAATGTCTTCATTAGCCAGGAATACGATTGTAGCATACCATCCCCAATGCTCACCAAAAGATTTCGGGGTATTTGTTTTATCTGATTTATCAACATCTTTTTCCTCAAATAAGAGTGGGTATTTTCTTGTAATGTCCTTTCTAAAATAAAAAAAAAATTCAGAGCCCCGTGTAAATACTTTACGGGAAGGTTTCTAAACTTCTCTGCTCGGGGTTCAAAGTCCTTGATGTTATATTCTACTAAATTATTAGATTCATCAACTTCCCTATACAAGTAAGCCAAGAACTTGTGTAAGCTCGTCTGTCTTAAATGTTCGGGTTGTTGTAAGAATGTATCAATATCAATATACTCACCAAAGGTGATATTCTGTAAATCAATAAATCGGTATTTGGTGTTTTCAAACTCAAACTCCTTGTGGAAGTTTTCATTTAAGTTTAGAAAGTATTGGGATAGGAAATCTGATGCTTTTTTAATCTCATCATAACGGGCTTTTTTAACATCTTCTTCACTGATGCCTGTGGATAAACTTACCACATCTACTCTAAAGTCCGTTTCTTCCTGGATTTCTTTGAGTAGGGTTAATTTCATAAACATATCAAGTGTGGGTTCTTTAACCTCATAATCTTGACCATTGTATTCTATGACTAAATTTTCCATATCTTAATTTATAATATAATTTATTAGTTCCTTTCATCTATTAATAGATAAAATACGAACCCTTTGTTTTCTTCTGTCTTAAACTATGTAAGGACAATGCCAGGGATATTATTGTATCATCGTGAGCCCCTGGAATTGATTTATAGGACACTTTTCTTGTCTTCGGTGAGTATTCGTATGTAAATGTCTTTAACTCGTTGTAGAGGGGTGAAAAAAGGGTTTCTGTGGGTAATCTTAACTCCCCCTTGTTTAACTCATAAATCAAATCTTCAATAATGTCCTGCTTGGAGGATTGACTGGTTTGAAACGGAGTTATGTTTTGGTATTTCTTACTAATCTGTTCATACAATACATCCCCCATACTATTGACCTCAATAAATGCGTGTGCGTTGTAGTGTTTAAGTAAGTTTACCATATCGGCTATGATGGTGTCCCAAGGCTTCTGTCTGTCTCTGTATATGTGGACAACTTCTTGCTCATCGGATAAAATGGTTAGGACGGAATAGTCCTCTTGTCTACCAAAGTCAATCCCCGCATAATAACGGGTGTTCGGTTTCTTGGGGGTATAGTTGTATAACAGACAATATCTATCAATATTGGTGAATACCTCACCACCACTATCCACAAACTCTGCCAGAATTTCCTGCTGAAATATTGTTTCGGGTAATGACTTTCTGGCTTCCTCTAACTCATCCTTACTGATGTATGGATTATCATAACTGCTTCCAACAAGAGCGAGGTATTGTTTCTGTTCGGGGTCTAACCCTCTAATGTGTAGTGAATAAAAGTAGTTCTTACCCTTTGGTGTTGAAATGAATAATGCCTTTTTTCCTTTAACCAAAATGGTGGGTTTCAATATTTCATTCCAGATTTTATCATCAATATAGGCACTCTCATCACATATCAAATAATCAAGGGTATAACCACGCAGAGTATCCCCCCTTTCTGCTGACCTAAAGAGTATCTTACTACCATTCAATAGGTTCATATCATAGTTGGACTTGTTCTTGTTTTTGATTAGGGGTGTTCCGTCCAAAGCTCGTTCAATATCTTCAAACACTTTACGGGCTTGTGAATACACTGGACTTACCCACATTAACACTTGGTTGGGTTTTTCAAGTGCCCATTTCAATAACAGGTTTTCAGCCAATAATGTCTTACCCCATTGTCTACCAATAGATAGGGTAATAAACTTGTATTGGGGGTCTTCAATCTGTTTGATGAACTCCAGTTGTTTTGTGTATGGTGTAAACCCTTCTACATCAATAATCATAGTTCAAGTTTGGTTTGAATTGTTGATAATCTTTTGGTTGCGAAATCAGCATATACGGGGTTCAATTCATACCCGATAAATTCCCTATCATCACAACATAATCCCGTTGTCCCTATACCCGCAAACACATCTAAAATAGTGTCCCCCTTGTCTGTTAGTAAGTTGATAAAATAACAAGGTAAGTCCTTGTGAAATGGAGCAGGGTGTTTTATCAAATTATCACGGGACGCTGATGCTGTTGGAAAGTTGAAGACATTTGTGGGACGGATTTTGATGGGGGCGTACCGCATCCAAAAGTCATCATTACTTACCCCATTTTCATCAGTAGATTTTGCCTTCTTTCTGAATAACAATTTTTTTGATATTCTGCGTCCATCATCATCATAGTTGTATCGGTTATATTCTATGGGACTTTCTTGTTTTTTCAGGGTGGATTCTTGTGGTTCAATCAATACCCTATCCATATAGAATTTCATTTGTTTAGAATCCTTACAGAAATGGAATATGTATTCTGTGATATTTCTAAATCTTTTCTTTTGTCCGTTAGGTAATGAGTTAGGTTTTACCCAGGCGTAATTATCATATAGTTTTAGGGGGGTTTCCTTTGCGTTTCTGCTAATCAAATCAAAGACATAAGTGTTTCTATATCCCCCTTCACAATTATCATTTATATTCAAGATAAATGAACCTGTGGGTTTCAATACCCTATGTATCTGATGAAACAAGGGTAATAACCAATCCACATAATCACCAGGTTTTTTTACGGACACATTTTTACCATAAGACAAGATGTTAGAATAGGGGGGACTGGTAATCACCAAATCCACACTATTATCTGGTAAGTCCTTGATGAGCTCAAAACAATCTCCTAATCTAATATCTATCATATCCACTCTGTTATTGGGTCAACCTCATCACCAGGGTCAGTTATTACAATTTCCATTATCCCTGACCTCGTGATAGTTTTTTATAGTTCTTACTATGTTTGTGGTTTGATGTTTTTGTCTTACTATGAACCCCCTTGTTGTTCTTCTTTGGTTTCTTACGAAATGTGGATAAAGCTGTGGATTTACTCTTCTTGGGTTTCATCAGTTCCAAAGTTAAACTTTATTTTAAGTTCTTGCTTTACATCCAATTTTTCGGGTTCAGATAAACCTAATAATTTAGTAATAGCATCAAGGGTTTGACGAGCATTGGATAAATCATTGTTCCTAATTGCTTGGTCATATATCCCCCAATATTTTGATAGGTGTTTGGTGATGAGTTTGTCCCTATCCAACTCATACTTTTCCTTCAGATGCGTCCATACTCTTAACCAGTATTCATTAGCCATCTGACCTGATATACCATACTTCTTTTTAGCCCAGTTGGTATATTCAGTCCAGGAGTAGTGATTTCCAATAATCACCTTCATACTTTCGTTGATAAGTTCTTCAACTTGGACAAGGTTCATCTTGACTTTGGTGGAGCCTTGGGGTCTCCCCCTTGTTTCCTTTTTATCCTCGTTGTCTGGTGAGTCCTTCATATCTGTTTTGTAAATTTTTCAACACATTTATTACACACTTACCACAACCAGTTGGTCTTTTGGTTGTTCCATTTATTCGGTTGTATAGATTAAACATTTCATCTATTTCTTGGGGTTGAAATATCCCCCTACCCATAAATCTTTGTGCGGCTTCTAATTCTTCAAATGTCCAAGTTTTTTCGTTCATAGTCCCATCTGGTTTTTAATATATCTTTAATTTTTTTAATGTATCTACTTACACTATTAAGTGGTATGGTAGTTTGTTGTGATACTTTGGTTATTGTCTCTAACTCAATGTATAGTAAAAATAAATCCCTTGAAAACCAGTCCAATGTATCAAGTTGTCCTTTGACCCAATCAAGTGAGGGTAGTTCATCATCATATAAGGTGTCTACAATCGTTTCTAATGAACTTTCTTCAAGTGGGGAGTATCTACTTATGTCTTTCTTCATTTTGTAATAATATGGACTTGTTTTGGAGTAATAGTTGTTTTTAAGGATTTTGATAAAGTAAAAGACCTTTTGGTCATCTGGAACTTTGTTGAACTTTTCTGGCTTGGTTAGTATCTGCTCCATTACACATTGGTATAGGTCAGGGACATCATCTTCATTTTTGATTATTCCTTTCACTATATCATAGAGTTCTTGGTTATTTTTTTCAATCCAGGATTTCAGCTCCATTATTTTTTTGGTCTTACTAAATAATTCCTACTGAAAATAAATATACCAGATTTATCAAAAATACAAATAAAAAAACCCCCACTTTTTTAAGGTGGGGGGAACTACAAGTAATAAAAATAATGAACACAAAAAAGAGAGAAAAGAACTTGTAGTTTTTTTTTTACTTACTTTTTTCTTCCATACGCTTCATCCAAATACCTTTCCATCTTTTCAAAACGAGCTTGGAGCTCTTTTGAATACCCCTTTGTAGCGAACTCTACCATTAGGTCAGTGGTGATACATACATCAAAGAGAGTGGGACAGATTCCACAATCCTGGAAGTGTTTTTGAACCAAGTGTGATTGGTTTTGAAATACGATTTGTTCTTCTTTTGTTTTCATAGTCATTTTGTTTTTTTTAGATGTTATAATAATTGTTAATATATTCTTGTCTGATTTCTTCTTTCCGTGCTTTACTACGGGTTGTTGGTTGTAATTCGGGATGTTCTTTTCTAACACAAGATGCCGCTGCGGCTATGGTGTGTGAGTTGGGGATTTGATTTCTCAATATCCCCAAGTATAAGTCATCAAGATTATTAATTCCAAGTTCGGAACAAAATCCTCTGACTACCTTTACCCATAACACATCGTTGCTGTCTCTTGTTTCAGGGAACTCCCTAAAAGCCGCTTCTACTAACTCATTCCACTTATTCATAATTATTTTTTTATTTGTTATTGTTATTTTTATCTACTCTAAAAAATCTTTCTTGGAAACTTTCTCTATTATTTTCATTTTCTATTCTTCTTTCCATATCATCAATAATATTTTTAAGTGTCCCTTGACCCGCAATCATTCCTATTTCTTCATTAGAATACCAATTTTCTAATAGAAAATGATGAATAAGTTTTAATTGAGTTATACTTAATCTAATCTCTGTAAAAGTATCTTCATCTTCGGGGAAGAAATTGTAATAACCAGTTTCTCTTTTTTTTGGTTTAGCTTCATCATTATCTAATATTTTATAGCTAAACCATTCCATATACCAATCAAGAGCCGTATATCCCATTTGAAATTATTTCACATTTATTTCTACATTATCCAATACGCTCATAGTAATTCCGTTCATATCAGCAAAGTCATTTTCAAACTGACGAGCCAAGGTAAAGATGTCTTTGTTAAAGGCAGAATAACCTTTGTAGTTGTATCCGTAAATTCCACCAAAGTAGAATTGTCCTTTACGGCTGAATAGTTTGTAAGCCTTATCCATAAGGGGTTTGTGTTCCTTGTGTAAGTAGTCGTTGAATTGTTTTTCAACATTAGTCAGGGTGTCTGTAGCGAATTCCATTTTATTTTCTGTTTTCATACTTCAAATATAATACAAGTGTTCCTAAAGTCAATACCTATTTGAAAATATTTTATCAATATATTCAGCTTTGATATATTTTTTTGCGATATTGAAATAATCAGAAGGGACTGCGTCAGCCCATCTATTTAACTTGGTTTGATTATATTTTGCGTCTATAACTTGAATATTTCTAATATCATTTACAATAGTTTTAGGTGTTGAAGGTTTGAACCATTTTTGAGGTATTAAATGGTCTATATGATATACAATACCATACATATCATAGATAGATTTAACATCGTCCCATTCTTTCTTAAAATCGGTTCTTTTTTCAACAGATTTAATATGTCGTAATATTTTACATTCAAACTTAAATGTTAAGTCAGTTTGTCTTCTTTCTTTTCTTCTTCTGTTATTTTTTTGTTTGAAAGCATCAGTTCTACGATATTGTTTTAATTTTTCAGTATTATTACTTCTATATTCTCTTTGATTATCAATAAGTTTTTTATTATTACTTTTATAGTAGTTATTATTAATAATTGAACGACATTCTATACATTCAGCACGCCAACCAATTTTAGTGGGTTTTCTACGATAATCTTTTCTAATATAAAAAAAATCTTTGGTCAAAGGTTTTTCTTCCTTACAGATTGAACAAACTTTAGTTTCCATTATTTTGAAAGTTTTTTTACATAGTTAGACCCCAAGAAGATTTCAGCATAGTTGTCTAATTGTTCTTGGGTTTCACAAACCCAAGCCCTCATTTGTTCGGGGCTGTTCTGTCCGTATTTCTTACCAAGTGCGATGATGATTTTTACAAAGTTTTTCATAGTTTCTGTTTTTTAGTGTTTCAATTACTATACAAATGTAAGGATGATAAAATTACCAGCCAAACTTTTTTACAAACTTTTCAAAATATTTTTCAATACTACAGGTAATTCAAATTCCCACATCAAGAATTCCAATCCATCCTTACCGATAAACTGACGGGTAAAGCCCATCTGCTTATCTTCATAGGTGAAACCACCTTTGACTTTCTTGATTACTACATCAGCCAAACCAGCACTACCCCAATCCATTTGAAGAGCGATTTGTTTGCTTTGACGATTTACTACCATACCCATTACTTTAGGTGCGGGGAACTGAAGACGGATTACATTTTTCATAGTTTCTGTTTTTTTGTGTGATTTAACACTACAAAGAAACAACAGATTTTATAAACTGCCAAATACTTTGAAAAATATTTTTAGATTTTTTTTCTTCCAGGATAAATGGACGCTCTGCCTCTAACATCATATCCAGTTCTACTTTGGTGTAGAATGTTTTTATATCAGAGTTCCACCTCTTTCCATTTCTAATTGCCCAGATGTGTGGACGACTCACATTGAAGATTGCTCCAATCTCCGTGTCTGTTAAGTTGGTGGTTTGAAATAACTCTTTTATTTCAGCCACCTGTTTTTCGTTTAGTTTAGTAGCACCAATCATTTTATTTTTATTTGAAATTTGACTTTTATTTTTTTTGTTGTATTTATTGTTGTATGAGTGGACAAGGGTGTTTGCCGACTATATCACCTCCACGACAAGAAGTAAGTTTATCTTTCTTCTCCAGTTAAATCACTACAGCTCCTTCTAGGGACTTGTGAGCGTTTGTGAGCCTCAAAAGAAGTGTCTTTTAGGTCTGGTTCCTCTAGATGATTTGTGCCTAGCGCACTAGCATCTAGAAGGGGACTTGACTTTCTGACCTAAAAGAAGAACCAAGAAGTTATACTTCTTGGAAAGAAAAGTCGGCCTAGTATACTAGTTAGCATTTTGATTATTAAAAATACTTTTCCATCTACCATTAGGACTATCTGGATTTACTAAAGCAATTTTCATTTTTCTAATGTGTCCAGCACTCACTCCATAGTCAGCAGCTATGGTAGTTGATTTCTCACCCGATAAGATTCTTTTTTT